CGAATAGCCTGTTCAAAAACTCTAAGTTGTAACGTCCATCAATCTGCCCTAAAAGTGGAAGAGGAACACCAGTAATATTACTAATGTCCTCCACAGTCAGTTTTCTACTATTTATGTCTGCATCGCTTACTCCTTTGCCTAATGGCTTTGCTTTAACTCCATGAGATAGTAATGCTGTCTTACCTTGACTATCTGGGCCACTATACTTATGCTCCCAAGATTGCTCAATTATCTTTCTCTGTTGTTCGTTTAAGGGCATCTCTGTTTCAAGTATCAAATCTACTTGTGCCCCATTGCCGTAAAAAGATGCAGCGTGTCTTAATTCAGATATTGCTCGTCCAAAGGTATTGTTTAGATAGACTAATGGGTTTTCTCCGTTTACTCCATCAAATGACCAAGCCTTAAAATGCAAAACTTCGTCATACCTCAATAATTTTTTAGATTCCTCTAAATCGTAGTAAGTCATATCATCATCAATGACTACTTGATACCTCTCGTCTATTATTTTTAACTCTTGGACTGAGCCTTGACTATTTCTGACTATTTCTACTAATACGTTACCTGCACTTGTTTTCGGACTTCCATTAAGAAGCCTACGCATAATAGTTTCTCTGAACGTAAACGTATCGTAATGTGGGGATGGTCTATACTTGAGTAATTTGTATAAAGGGTGTGTTCTTGCTTCTTCTATTGTCTTATCGTCTGGGTTAATTCTGTAGGGTATAAAATCAATAGCTGCAAACTGTGTAGAAAGAACATCTACTGCTCTCCAGAATGAGGGTACTTCAAGACTGGTCTTTGGATTAACATTTATCTTGTGCTTATTCTGACTTGAAAACAAAGACCTCCACAACTGCCAATCACGAGCAGGGCCTAAAGTGTTTGTCTGTGAACGCTTAAATAAGTTATTTACTCTATCGAATATTCCCATTGAGTGCAAATATAGTTAATAAATTAAATACGATGTGTTTCACTTTGTAACAATTTTTATAAACCACAAAACCCACTATCACATTCCGAAAAGTCGGAATCGAATAATTGTATTTGGCTAAATGCTTTTTTTATGTCAGCATATTTTAAATCACTTCTCCAAGTTGCATTATTTGTTTCTTGATTACTAAACCATTGCATTTTACTTGGATGGTCATTCCACATTTTCTTTAACAATAATGGACTTCTATGGAAACAACCTACGCAATTATTTCTTACTGCAAACCTTACATTCTTGTCATTCCAATACTTTATGATGTCATCTTTGTATATTAAATCATCAATTAAAGGAAAAATAGGTTTTTGCCATTCATATTCTTTCCATTTGTTTCTTCCATTTTTATCTACATAGTATATATCTTTAAAAACAGATAAACCATTTTCATTTAATTTTCCATTCATTCTCTTTGCTCTCTTTTGCTCGTTTGCTCTATACCCAATTTGCATTTTTATTGGCTCATTAATATTATTTTTCCACCACCTAAATATCGGCCTCATTTTCATTTCAGTTGTACAGAATCTTGCTACTTTGTTTGGTAGATACGTTTTACCATTGTGTAATATAACATTATCAAACGTTTCTCCTGCTACCCAATGTATTTTTGCTCCTAAATATTGCTCTAAATCAAGGATTGTGTATACAATTAAATCATCTTCCAGTGTTCCAATAAATTCCTTTCCTATTTTATCGGATACAATTTGTCTTAACTTTTTATCTGGAAATTGAACGATTTTATCCGTTGATGTAACCAATGCAAAAACATTATAATCAGACTTGTAATTTGCTGCTACATAGGCAGAAGTCATCCCACCACTTATTGAAGTTACTGTTTTCATTTACTTTAACTTAATTGGCTTATTGAACATATAAACTGCTAATAGCAATTCTCCCACTAAACCTGTCCATATTGTTGTCTGAACAAATACTATAGCATTCTCAAATTGGTCAACTAATGCAATGCTTTCAGCTATACTTTCGGTATGTTTTGCAATCCAAAAAGTTGACAAAATACTTACTGCAATAAAAATGCTGCCTCTAACAAATGAATTTCCCATTATCATCTTAACTCCTCCTAATCCTGCCGCAAACCTTAATCCACCAAACACAAATCCTCCAACCCAAGCTAAATTTCCGACTATCTTTTTGTAATGGATAATCTCTAATGCTGAATTAAAGAAACCCAATACAATAATGCAAAAGATAAGAAATACAGGCGTTACTGCACTAATAGTAGCAACTAATTTTTTTGTAAACCTTTCTACTTTCTGTGAACTTGTCATAATTATTTATTTAACAATCTGCTCTTTCTAACTCGGAACTGATTGTAGGTTTTAAATTTATTCTTACCAAACCAACGTCTGTATTCTTTTTCTATTGCCTCGTAGGCTTGTCGGTAACTATTAAATTTATACAAGTTTACAAAAAACCACTCGAAATAACCCTCGTCTGTATAGAATTTCATTAAATCTTGCAGTATATTTACGTCTACACCAAAATATTCTTTTCTCATGATTAAGGATCAAATTATTAAGAAAGTAGTAGATAAATTGACAAGTAGATCAGAAATTGGAATCCAAAAGTATGGCACAACGTTAGATAGAGATGACTTAACACTCTTAGACTGGTTAAACCACTTGCAAGAAGAATTAATGGATGCTTGTGGATACATAGAGAAGATTATTGCTTTAATTGAAGATAAAGGTAAGAAATAGCAGTTTGAGCCTGTGCTTCTGCAAAACAATCAATAATAATATCTCTAAGTAGGAATTTTACATCCTCTTCATTATCAAAGAACAAATGCTCAATTAATAGTGCAGGGCAATTAGTGTACTTTAGAATATAGAAGTTAGCTTCTTTATCTACATCACCATCACTATAGTCTTTGCGAAACGGAAACATTTGTCCAAATTCTTTTCGGTAATTAAGGTAATATGTATCTGCTAAGTCATCAGCACCTGTATCTCCCACACTTGTAAATATTTCCATTCCTTGTGCATTATGGTTAAGACTTGCGTTACTGTGTGTGCTAATAACAATACCTTGCTCATAACTTTTAAGTTCTTGGTTTATCTTTAATACTCGCTCGTATAAACTAATATCTTCTTCTTTATCATGTACGTCAATTATCCGTACATTGTAATTACTTAGTTTTTCTCTTACTTTGTCAGTTACTTGTCTGTTAAAATAACCTTCAAAAAAATAACCATCATTAGTGTGACATGGGAAGTTATGCTTAAACATCTTATTTGGGTAGGTCACATACTTGTTGTCTTTAAAACCACCATGTCCAGCATCCAAGAATACTACTTTCATCTTTTAAGTCTTTTTATATATATTATAGTATTTATTATAAGTGATGGTTTACCGAAGTTCGGTAAAACGCAATGTCGGTGAAAAAATCTAAATCCATCCTACAATGTTTTTTGCATCGAATTCTAAGTTTTGTGTATCCTCAATATGCTTACCTACACACATAGCTAAAGCAACTGCACCATCAATTTTTTTTCTACCTCTTTTATGATCCTTACCACTACCAGTAATCCTATCACTCTTATCCATCATCATCTGTCCACCTTGATTTCTTCTTACATCTACATTACTCAACATCCATGACAATGCTTTATTTCCTCTATGTCTAAGTATCTTTTGACTTACTAACTTCTGAATCTTAACTACTGGTTCTGTCATTCTACTGTAGTTTTGAGGAAATGACTCTGCTACAAATCCACGATGGTTTAGATTGTTAATCATTTCAGTAGCAAAAGCTGCATCAGCTACTATTGCCTTACAATTGTAACCTCCCCAAAAACCAACCATCTCTTCTATACGATTTGCCATAAAACTTGTATCTGTAATATTGCCTTCAGTAACCAATACATAACCATCTCTGATCCATTGGCTGTAACTAACCTTATGTTCTCTACTCAACTTTTCAATTAAGTCCTCTGGCATAAACGTATCTAATACAACGTAGTGGTTGTCATCAAATTCATTAGATGGAAAGTAGTAACAAACTACAGATAAGTCATCATTCTTACCTAAGTCGAATCCAACGTAAAAATCTCTATTCTTTAAAAAGTCTAACTCAAAGTCTAAATAACTCTTATCCCAATCATCTTCATTTATGTAGCTTTCTTTATTCTTCTGCCACATATTAAAGTTCTTTACTTTTGTACTGTTAAGAGTCATACCTCCTTCTTGGAGAGCAACATTAAGCGACTTTTCTAAGACTTCATAAGAGGGTAAGTCATCATCTACACCTGGAGCAAATTGAATCCAATGTGATTTCTTTTTCCAATCATCGTAATTGTCTAAACTAAATATTAAGGGGAACACAGCATCATTCTCAAATTTACCTTTTAATACATTTTCGTAATACTCTTCTTTTTCTGCAAGTGGACCATAAGGATGAAAACCACGAGTAGTAGCATATAAGATTAATGGCTGTTTTCTTAAAACCATACCACTCACTAAGTTATCTGGAACACTTGTATCTGGATATTCATGAAACTCATCTATAATTACTAAATGTGGGTTAACTCCATCCAAGCTACTTGCTCCATAAGGTAAAGTCTTTATATAGTTATCTGTACTTGGTTGCAGTATCTTATGTTCCATCTTAGTGTCGTAGATTTTTAAATCTTCTTTGAATGATGGATAATCTTCTACTAACTGCGAAATAATACCTTTAGCTGACTTAAATGCGTGTAAAGCCTGTTCTGTCTTATTTGCGACAATATAA